CCGGTGGATTATCAAGGTGGCCTCCAATATGCGGAACTCGAGGAAGAGGTGGCGAATTATCACCTCAACAACATTAAGAACGGGATGAGCCCCTCGATGCTGATCAACTTCAACAATGGAGTGCCAACGGAAGAGGAGCGATATATCATCGAGAATAAGATCTCAGAGAAATTCTCAGGATCCTCCAATGCCGGAAAGTTCATCCTCGCCTTCAATGATAACAAGGAGCTTTCGGCAACAATCGAACCGGTGCAGCTTAATGATGCCTCGCAACAATATCAGTTCCTCGCCGATGAGTCGATGCGGAAGATTATGGTCGCTCACCGCGTAACATCTCCGATGCTCTTGGGCATTAAGGATCAATCCGGATTGGGCAATAATGCGGAGGAGCTGATGACGGCCTCGACGTTGTTCGATAATATAGTAATCCGCCCGATGCAAGAAACGATCCTCGATGGGATCGACAAGATCTTGGCTTATAACGATATCTCTCTCGACATCTATTTCAAAACGCTTCAGCCGATTGAATTCTCAGACGTTCAGGTAGTGGACAAGGCCACGATGGAGCAAGAGACGGGAGTCAAATTATCAGCCCAGGGAAAAGAGCCTTCAGATCAGGAGCTTGATATCTTATTCAATCTCTTGGAAGAGCTCGGGGAGGAGATCAATGAGGAAGAATGGGAGCTTGTGGATGAGCGCCCGGTCGATTATGATCAGGAGGAGGCTCTCGATAAGATGCTTCAGCTCGCCTCAACGGGATCGGCAAACACAAACGCCAAGAGCTCTCAAGATGGCGTAACGCCTTTCGATCGCCCTTTTAAAGTTCGATATCAGTATTCAGGAAGTAAATCTCCCCAGCGGGATTTCTGCCGGAAGATGATGGCGGCTTCTAAAGTTTATCGGAAAGAGGATATTCTCTCAATGGGCGAGAAGGCAGTTAATGCGGGCTTCGGAGTCGGAGGATCAGATACGTATTCAATTTGGCTCTATAAGGGCGGAGCAAGATGCAAACATTTTTGGACCCGGAAAACGTTTATGGCGAAAGAGGGGGCGAAGGGAGTCGATGCAAAGAATCCCAACGCTGAGGTATCTACGGCCGCAGCTCGCAGAGCTGGAGCTAAGATCGAAACGAATCCTCGCGAAGTATCAACGATGCCCTCGGATATGGATTATAGCGGATATACGCCCGAGTATGCTCGCACTCACGGAATTCCTAAATAATAACGAAAATGGCAACGGCTCTATTTATTAAGCGAGAGGATATTGTAAGAAACACGGCCCTGGGCGGGAATGTCGATACGGATAAGTTTATTCAATTTATCAAAGTAGCTCAGGAGATCCACGTTCAGAATTATCTCGGCTCTCGCCTTTATGATAAGATCTCCAGCGATATCATCGCGGGAACATTGTCGGGTAATTACCTCTCTTTGGTTAACACATATATTCAACCGATGCTCATCCACTTCTCGATGATGGAGTATCTCCCTTTCGCAGCTTATACGATCGCCAACGGCGGAGTATATAAGCACAATTCGGAGAACTCAACGAGCGTGGAGAAGGTGGAGGTTGATTATTTGGTTGAGAAAGAGCGGAAGATCGCAGAATTCTATGTTCGGCGCTTTGTGGATTATATGAGCTTCAATCAGGATCTATATCCGGAATATAATTCAAACTCGAACGATGATATCTATCCGGATCACGACGTACAATATTCGGGCTGGGTTTTATGAAGCAAGAGGAGAAAAAAATATATAAGCCAAAGAATAATAACATTCTCAAGCTGAGAAGTTATTTAAGTAAGAAAGACAAGAATGGCAAATCTAATTAATTGGGGCGCGGTCTATTGTGAGACGTGGTGGGGCGATACGGATCGAATGACGTTATCGATCCAAAACGAAAGCGCACCTCCTTGTTTTGCTCCGGTAAATGATATCGCTCTTTCTTTCCTTGCTCGCGTGGAAGCTGATGGCGGATCTCTCGAAGGTTATGATTGTTTGGTAGCAGCCTTGCAAGATTTGGGAGAGGATAACTATTATGAATTATGGGATACCTATATTCTACGAATGACGGAAGATGGAGCAACGCTTGAAGGCGAGGCTTGTTTAATTGAACAACTATTTAATTTGAACTGATGAGTTTCTTTGATGACGCCTCGCTTGTAATGATTCCAAGCGGATATAAAGACCAAAAGGTCTATTCAGTAAAACCGATTGACGGCACGGGTGACCTAACCTTCTCACGCGGTAGCGATATTGAGGCCACGAGGGTGGCGGCCAACGGCTACATTCAGAAAGCCAAAGTCAACCTATTGACCTACTCAAACGATTTTAGCAACGCGGCTTGGACTAAAACGCGTTCTTCATTGATTGGAGGCCAAGCGGGTTATGATGGAACGAATAATGCTTGGGCGTATGTTGACACTACCGACAATAGCACGCACTTAATGGTTCAAGCGTTAACGCTTGGCGCACAAGTGGCAACCTTTAGCGTTTACGCAAAGGCGGCAGCGGTTAACTTTTTAGTATTCCGCTTTGAAGGTTCTACGGGCGTAGATTACGCCTACTTTAACTTGAGCAACGGAACGCTCGGCACGATTGATTCAGACTACATTGATGCGGAAATAACGCCAGCGGGCAACGGGTTTTATCGTTGTAGCGTTTCTCGTATTCTTGGTGCAAGTGGAAACCAAGCAATTATACTTTCGGCAGAGGCCGACAATGACCCAACGTATGCGGGTGCGGCTACTACGGCGCTTTATCTCCAAGACGCACAACTGAACTACGGCCTCGTAGCGCAAGAGTACCAACAAACTACGACCACGAGCGTAGTCGCGGGAATCACCAATGATATGCCCCGCCTTGACTATTCGGGGGGCGCTTCGTGTCCTTCGCTTTTGTTGGAGCCATCGCGCCAAAATTTGGTAACGCAGTCGGAATTTTTCGGAGCGTGGTCTAATACTGAAGACACAACGGTAAGCAGCAACAATGCGCTTTCCCCAGAGGGCGTGATAAATTCAAGCAAGTTAATCCCGCAAGCAACAAGCAATCTTCACCGAATTTCTGAATCGTTTACCGTTACCCCATCAACGCCTTATACCTTTTCAGTATTCGTTAAAAAGGCGGGTTATGATTACTTCCTTATTCGTACTGGCGATGGCACTAACAACAATGTGGGCTTTGATTTAGCCAACGGCACCGTAACATTTGAGGCCAGCGGTTATAGTGGATTCATTGAATCTTTCGGAAACGATTGGTACCGCGTTGGTTATGTAAGGTCGTTTGCTGCTTCTGCGGTTACAATTTTCTTGCGTCCGAATCCAACCCTTGTAGATTTTACGAGCATTCCAGCATTTACGGGTGATGGCACAAGTGGCGTGTACATCTATGGCACGCAAGTAGAAGCGGGCAGTTACCCTACAAGTTACCTCCCCACCTACGGAACATCCGCAACGCGCACGGCAGACGCAACTCAATCGGGTACACTTTCAGCGATTAGCGGTGGCGAGGTTTCTTTCTTTCTTGATATTGATGGCGCACCAAATCCATCGTCTAATTCAACAAGTGCAAACTTTCAATGGTATTTTACAAGTGGGCACTGGGTGGCTTGGAATAATAACACAACTTCAAGCCATCGCATAAGAGTTACAAGTGCTTTGGGAAATGAATACTTTGCGGCTGATGTTAGGCGAGATGACCGATGCAAAATTGTGGCGTTATTAACGGCAACTGAAGCAAAGGTTTATGCAAATGGTGTTTTAGTAGGTACTCAAACCATTGATGCGGATTGGTCTACAACAAATGGAATTTTCACAAGTATTACCAATGCCGTAGGCGTTGTGCCAATTAAACAAATGATTTTGTTCCCAATAAGATTAACCGATGCCCAAGCCATTGAATTAACCACGCTTTAAGATGAAACTACGCAAATATGCCTTTAGCACCCCATCACAATGGGCCACCGCAAAGGCCAAGATTCAAATAACTGAAACCGACGATGAAGGCGTTACTTCATCGCATTGGGACACCTCAAAGGTGGTCGCGGTGGTGGAACTTGGCAACCTCGTAACAACCCCCGCCGTCTATGACGAGGAGGGGAACGAAACTACCCCCGCCACCTATTCCGACAAGTATAGCGTGGACATTCTTTGGAAGGATGAACCCCTAACAACCTCCTTCAGCACATACGAGGTATGGTGTGCGCCTATGGGCGTTCACGCTATGGGAGGGCAGAAAGTCCGCGAAGAGTGGGTTGAGGTGTGCAAGAGCAAGAAGCCTGAATTGTTTCCAACACCAAGCGATATTGAATAATGACACGAACTGAATCAGTAGGGGCTACCTTCTTATCTACGGCAGTAAGTTGGCTGACCATTGACATCAACCCTTTGTTGTCGGGGATGGCTTCTTTGTTTGCTATTGTCTTGTCTGCGTTTCTGATTTATAAGACATATCTTGAAATTAAGATCCGCAAAAACCAACTGAAATGAATTGGATAAAGAATTTATTGAGTGATGGCGATGCCGTAAGCTCAAAGCGTTTTATTGGATTGATTGGTGCTTTGACTCTTTTGGTGATGCTGGTAATAAATTCCTTCAGCCCTCAAACGATTGGCCCTTCTGATGGATTGGTGAATGCCGTTTTGGTTTTGACTCTTGGTTGCTTCGGCTTTACCTCTTTGGATAAGTTCGCAAAAAAGTAATGGCTAAAGGTCAATCCGTTTCCTCGTATATCTCAAAGAGCAAGAAGCGAGGCAAACACTCCAAACA